GAGTATGAAAATCAGTTAATGTTTAATCAAACAACATCAATTTTAAACACACCATATTTTGTAAATGCAATATCAAAAGGAGTTGAGAATTTTAGAAATAGTAATCTTTACCCATATAAAGAGGCGGCTTATTTGTTCTTAAATTCTTTACCATTAACAACATTACGAGAAAAATACAAAACTTTAGAAGGAACCGCAACTAAACAATTAGATTACATGTTTGCCACGTTTAAAAAATTTGGTTCTGTTCATAGATTACCATATGCTTGGGTTTTAAAATACGGATCAATTTGGCATAGATATAAAAATTGGATTGAGACTGGTTTTGATTTTATGACTATTCCTTGGGATAATTTTAACTATACCGATAATTTTGATCCAGTAACTCAAAATATTTCTAAAATATATAATTTATCAGGGTATACAACAGTAACAACACAAAATACTGAAATATCACTACAAAGAGATGTTGTTTCTGGTTTTTTAAGTGCGACTCAAATGAATTTAGGGTTCTATCCTAAATTAGTAAGTGATCTTAATGTTTTTTATAATGGATTAAATTTATTTGAAAACTATACAGATTTAGAAATACAAGAAAAAATAGATAGTAAAAAACTTTATTTAAATTTATCGGATAATTCATTATTTAATTGTGACTTTGGTTTTGATCCTTCAGACCCTAATAGAGCATTAAAAATATCAACCTTATCTACATTAATTAAAGATGATTTAGGTTCTAACTATTTCATCACACCATCATTTGGTAATAGTTTTAATCAAACAAAATATGAATGTTTTACGGAAACTAATGGATTACAAAAATTAAAAACCGAAGTAAAAAATAATCCTGCGGTATTTAATGGTTCTGTAAGAATGTTTTGGTCTTTACCTAATTATGGGTATTTTGATAATAATAGGTTGGCCTTAAATTCTCCTGATGAGTATTTAAAAACTATGATTCTTGATAAAGAAAACCAACAAAACTTTTCTATTAATGGAGACACAAAATATACAAAGATAGACGAGATATTTTCAGTTTTTGAAAAAAGAGTTTTAGATTTATTTGAAGAACATTTTTTAAATTTCTCTAAATCAAAATATGATTATATAAACATAACAAAAACACCACAAGGAACTCCAGCCGCTGAAGATTCAATACTATTAAAATACAGGAATTTCCAACTGTTAGCAACAGAATTCTTTAAAATACCTGAATCTTTATTTATTAGTGAAAATATTAGCGACAACGCTTTAAGTCTTATTTCTAATAAACAATTGGAAATAACATACGATTTGTTAAGAAACTTTATGAATTACGACATTTTATTTAATAATGGAAATCCTTCATTCTATGATAAAAAAATATTCTATAGTTTAACAGATCTACCTTTAGTGGATAAAATAAGACCAAAATCATATACTCTTGATACTCCATATGCACTACCATCGGTAAATGGTACCACAACTTTGGCACAATCACAAAATGCTTATCCTGACGAATGGAGGGCTTTAGAGACTTATGTTGGGTTTTCTACAATACCCCAACTTGTTTATACAAACACAGGATCATCGATAACTGACTTTTTTATTGATTTAGACATATCTTTTTCTGTTGAAAATATTAGAGACTTTGCTCCAATCATTAAAATATATGCAACTCAAAAATTAAACGACAACACTTATAATGAATTTAAATTAAGGGAAACACTAAAAAATTATTTTGAAAAGTGTAACTTTTTTAAAAATGATATTATTAATAACTTAATGCCTGAAGTAATTAAAAGTCTACCGGCACAAGTTATAACTCCACAACCAAATAAGGCAAATTACACAGGTAATATAGGTAGAATAGAAACTTGGGAAAAAATAAAGGCGTTAAATGATAAATGGATCGCAGGAAACGATTATAAGCAAAACTCTCTTTTTGAAGATTTTTTATTTATAGATAGGGCGTCAAGAAATATCGCGGGTGAAGTTTATTGTGATGTTGTTATGTGGAAAGATAAACTTGAGGAATCAATATTAAAAACACCAGATAGACCTTTGTGGTTAATTTTAAGAGAATTAATTGAGGCTTCTGGATTTACTGTTTTGGATTATGCGGGATATGTTAATTACTATGACGTTAATGACGTAACAGTTAGACCTAACCCATCAAATCAAGGATCAACGTCAATTGCTAATGATATCTTCGGAACATTTTTAAATGTTGATTATAGAAATTCCAAAAGTAAAATGATTTGTACTTTTGCTAATGAAGCAAGTAAAAATTTAGATATACCTAACAGTGACTTTAGAAATGATGTATTTCAGTTAAATAGACAATCTGAAAATCCTTTAATAGAAAATCAAAGTAAAAAACAAGATTGGGGTCAATCTAATAAGTTAGTTGCATTTAACATGGACATTGGAAGACAAAACCAAGGTATTTTTACAAGTTTTGATGTTAATATGAATTCGGGACAAAAAACCGCCGAAGAATTAAAAATGTTAGAATATACCGCAAATCAAGCGGGAGGTGTTAACGCCACGGCTCAGAGTCAATCTATGTATAATTTTTATAAATATAGGGTTTATACTTGTGACGTTTCTATGATAGGTAATGCATTAATACAACCAAAAATGTATTTTAATTTAAGAAATGTTCCTATGTTTTCAGGACCATATCAAATACAAAGTGTTTCCCATTCAATAGGGCCAGGTAGTTTTACAACATCTTTTTCAGGAACAAGACAACCTGTTTATGAGATATCGGCACAAGACTCTTATTTACAAACAATTTATAAAAACTTTGTAACACCACTTTTAAATAAAGTTAAAAATACAACAAGTGCTAATATTACAACAAACATTATTGGACAACAAAATAGTAAGATGAATGTTGTTAATGGACCTAATACACCTAGTCCTAGTCAATGTGGACAGCTTTTAGTATCACCTTTCGACACATTTACATATACCGCATCAACCCCAACTACTATTTCTCAAACTAATATTGTTAGTGCGATTAAAGTAAGCGGAACTACCGCACCAAACGTAGTACCAAATCAAAATTTGGGTCTAAGATATTTAACATTTATAATCGGATACATATCAAATTTCCAAGGGTCAAACTTTGTTATTAACTCAAATAACTTTGGTAATATCCCATTAAATCAAACACACCTTGGAACTAATGACATTTTTATTTCGGCAAGAACCACAAATTATTTTTGTCAATCAAGCGGAAATGGTCAAGTAATTCCTACCGCAGTATTTAGTGCCGTTACAGACCCAATCGCAGTAATATCTAAAAAGTTTGTAACTTTAGCGAGTACAGGTGGAGATCCATTCTTGTCTAATTTAACTGATGGTCAATTAAATTCACCTACTGATGCCGTTTTAGATGAATTTGCAAAATTATATATTACTTATTGGCCAAATAAAGTTGGTGATGATGTATACACCCAACTACAACCAACGGATAAATCAATATTAAAAGATAAAATTAAAAACGCAATTGCTTTAGGTAGGTCACTTAATTTAAGTGTATAAAACATTTATATATAACGATATATTTATATAAAAAATAATAACTATGAATACAAAATTAATTTTAGATAACTATTTGGGTAAAAATACCAAAATTTCTGAAAAAGACATGGGAGACGGTACAAAACAAGTTTGTGATTTAGAAACAAACGAATGTTATGTTGTAAGAATGAAAGATGGTCTTATTGAAAGAGTGGACAACACTATGAATAAATTTAAAAAAATCCAGGTTGAAACTAAATCAGGTATAAAAACTTTATTAAACGGATAATATGAGCGTAGATAAAAAAATTTTAGAAGAAATAAGACGAGTTAAGTTTATTACAAAATACATTACTGAACAAGACGCACCACCGGCGGAAGATCCACTTGCGGATTTAGGTGGAGGAGGAGCACCTGAAGGAGGTGAAGTTGATCCACTAACAGGGGGAGCACCCGCAGGAGCACCACCCGCAGATCCCGCAGCAGGAGCACCACCCGCAGATCCCGCAGCAGGAGCACCACCCGCAGACCCCGCAGCGGCAGGACCACAACCAGTTGACACCGCAACAGATCCTGATGTGGAAGAAGTTGGAGCTGAAGGTGAAGAAAATGAAGAAGAATTAGACATTACTGATTTAGTTACCGCACAAAAAAATATTGAAGATAAACAAGAAGAATACTTCCAAAACTTATTTAAACAATTAGAGGCTATGGATAGTAAACTTAAAGAAATGGACGGGTTAACAAATAGATTAACATCTATCGAAGACAAAATTGAAAAATATAAACCTAAAACTCCACAAGAAAAATTAGAACTAAGAAGTTTAGATTCAGGACCTTTTAAACAAAAATTATCTGACTTTTTTGTTGATAAACAAGAAGAGATGGAAAAATCGGGTAAAAACGAATACGTGTTAACAACAGACCAAGTAAAAGAATTCTCACCAAATCAAATAGAAGATTCTTTTAATGAATATGGTGATGAAGATGAAGATATGATGTAATTTTATTAAAAGGGACTATTGTGTCCCTTTTATTTTTTTTTAATTTTTATATATTGACTGCGACAAATTAATAACTTATATTTCTATAGTAAACTTTTAATAAATAATATATATGGCGACAAACAATGTTTTAGATGCGGTTTTGGCTCAGTATGAGAGCTCAAAACAAAGTGGATCTTCTTCCACTTCAAAAATGTCTCAAGAAGAAAGAATGAAAAAGTATTTTGCTGCAATACTTAAAGACAACGAAAAGCAAGCACAAAAAAGAATCCGAATCCTACCTACACCGGACGGTTCATCACCATTTAAGGAAGTTTGGTTCCACGAAATCTTGGTTGATGGTAAATGGCAAAAATTTTATGATCCAGGAAAAAATGACAACGAAAAATCACCATTAAGTGAAGTTTATGATGAATTGATGTCAACAGGTAAAGAATCGGATAAGGAATTGGCAAAACAATACAAACCTCGTAAGTTTTATATTGTTAAAGTTATTGACCGTGACAATGAACAAGACGGACCTAAATTTTGGAGATTCAAACACAATTACAAACAAGAAGGAATTTTTGATAAAATTATCCCTATCTATAAGGCTAAAGGTGACGTTGCAGATGCCGAAAAAGGAAGAGACCTAATCCTTGAACTAACAAAGGCAAAAACTCCAAAAGGAGCATTTTATACTGTAATCCAAACAGTAATGTATGATGACCCATCTTCAGTTCATGAAGATGAAGATACAATGTCAAGTTGGATTGAAGATGAACTTACTTGGGAAGACGTTTACTCTAAAAAACCTGTTGAATATTTAGAATCAATCGCAAGAGGAGAAACACCAAGATGGGATTCAGACGCAGGAAAATACATTTACTCAAATGACGAAGAATCAAGTGTGTCAATTGGAGGGAATAAAAAATCAATTAGTCAAGTAGAAGATCCACAAGTTAATGACGAAGTGGATGAAGAATTACCATTCTAATATGAATTGAACTTGGACATCTATACATAAAAGGTGTCCAAGTTTTTAATTAAAAAAAAACAAAAATTATATGAATAAAATAACTGAAAAGATGTATGAGGCGTTATGCCTAAAATATAGATCAGAAATGGCGGAAGCAGAAGCAACCCTATTAATTTATTTCAATAATCCTGTAGGTATTGGTGAACACCCACAACATTTAGAAGAAATGGATAAGTTTGTTGAAAAAATGACAAACGCTAAAGATAAACTTGAAATGTTGGAAGTTATATACAAATACAACTATAAAAAAGAGGAAAAGTTTGAAATAACTGAAGATATGTTAAGAATTATTGAAAATCAAAAAGGAGAAGAAAATGGCAATTAAGAAAAACGATTTTAGTTCGGTTAAAAAGAAATTCTCAACATCGGCGAAATATAAACCACAAAGATTTTTTGATTTAGGACAACCATTTTTAGATGCCGTTGGGTTACCAGGTCCCGCTATGGGACATATTAATATGTTTTTAGGGCATTCAGATACCGGTAAGACAACCGCATTAGTTAAAACCGCGGTGGATGCACAAAAGAAAGGAATTCTTCCTGTCTTTATTATTACAGAACAAAAATGGAGTTTTGAACACGCAAAACTTATGGGGTTTGAATGTGAAGAAGTTGTTGATACGGAAACGGGAGAGTTAGAGTGGGACGGATTTTATATCTTCAATAATAACTTTGATTATATTGAACAAATTACAGATTACATTAATGATTTATTAGATTCACAAGAAAAAGGTGAGTTAGATTATTCTTTGTGTATCATGTGGGATTCTGTTGGTTCTGTTCCTTGTAAAATGACCTATGAAGGTAAAGGAGGTAAACAACACAATGCAAGTGTCTTGGCCGACAAAATAGGTATGGGAATTAACCAACGTATTTCTGGGTCAAGAAAGGCCGACTCAAAGTACGAAAACACTTTGATTATTGTAAATCAACCTTGGGTTGAATTACCAGACAATCCATTTGGACAACCAAAAATTAAAGCAAAGGGTGGTGAGGCTATTTGGTTAAATTCATCTTTGGTATTTTTATTTGGAAATCAAAAAGGCGCGGGAACAACAAAAATTACCGCCACTAAAGACAAAAGAACTGTTAAATTTGCATCAAGAACAAAAGTATCGGTTATGAAAAACCATATTAATGGACTTGGATTTGAAGACGGTAAAATTATTGTAACACCTCACGGATTTTTACCGGGTAAAGAGGCGTCGGAAGAAAAGGCATCGATCGAACAATACAAAAAAGATTATGCGGAATATTGGAAAGAAATAATCGGAGTTGATGGTGACTTTGATTTGAAATCAGAAAAAGAAGAAGTGGAGTAAGAACACTGTAAAGATAAAAAAATGACAAAAACCCTATTAGTAGACGGGAATAATTTATTAAAAATTGGATTTCACGGAGTTAAAGATTTTTTTAACGGAACTGAACATGTTGGTGGTATTTGGCATTTTTTAAATACTTTACGAAAATTCTTAGAAGAGAATAATTTTAATAAGGTTGTTGTGTTTTGGGATAGCGATACTGCGTCAAGTCAAAGACGTTTAATCTATCCCAAATACAAACTTAATCGTAAACAAAAAAGTGAAGAAGATTTTAAAGATCAATCATTCTCAAATCAAAAAAATAGAGTAAAACAATATCTTGAAGAAATGTTTGTTAGACAATTAGAAGTCGAACAATCAGAGGCTGACGATTTAATTGCATATTATTGTAAAATATCGGAAGATGAGAACAAAACAATTTTTTCATCAGATAGAGACCTTACACAGTTGATCTCGGATATGGTAACCATTTACTCGCCACAACAAAAAAAATACTTTAAAAACGGAGATAAGATTAAAATATATGAATCTGAGATCCCACATTATAATGTTAAAACTTATAAAATATTAACAGGAGAT